AGAACATACACACGATGATGGTACTGTCCATACTCACGAAGGTGGAGATAAAGAACATACTCACGATGAAGTAGAAGAAGGTACATTACCACCAGCTCTTCAGAAAGCCATTGATGCCAAGAAGAAAAAAGGCAAAGGTGATGACGAAGAAGAAGATGAGGATAAAGATCCAGTAGGCGAGACAAAAAAAGAAGGTACATTACCACCAGCTCTTCAGAAAGCCATTGATGCCAAGAAGAAAAACAACTCGAAATCTGATGACGTAGATAAAACTCCTGAAGATGATGAGGATGAGGACAAGAAAAAAGATGAAAACATTGCTAATTTTGGAAAGAAAAAAGCAAAGCCCTTTACGAAAGACAAGACAGAAGATATTCGTGCTACCGCTAAAAGAATTCTACGTAGAGAAGCATCTGGAGATAAGGCCGCATATCAGAAAAAACGCGGTGAGGTTCTAAAGAAGTATGGTGTTAAAGCCTGTGGATTAATTAAAGATGAAAAGGAAAAGAAACAATGTTTTCAAGACCTTGATGATGCTCACGTTGCAGATCACGAAGAGGATTAAATTGCCGTGCTTAAATTTTCAGATTTTGATGAAGAAGCAGTAACTTTACCTGATGATATAGTCATAGTTGAGTGGTCTGAAGAAGAATGGTTAAAACTACTCAATTACGAAAGGGCTGAATTAGAAGAAGAAGATGAACTAGCGGAAGATGAACTAGCGGAACGAAAATCTAAAAAATATAAAGCAAAAAATACTCAGCAACGCCGAAAAACGCAAAGAAATAAAGACCGGATGAAATTTCAGAACCGGCAAGGCAAACTGAGAGATAAAATTGAGCGTAAAAAGGGTGGTAATAAAGTTAGACGGCTCAAGGTGAGAAAGAAGTGGATGAAGAAAAACAAAGCTCAGATTAAGAATGCACAAAGAGTTTATGGTGGCAAGGTACAATCTAAGTTCACTAAAACAGCACCGCAACACAAACGTGGAGGAAGATGAGACTCATCTCGGAAATTAATGATTCAGTACAGTATATTAGTGAAGCTAATGGAAAAGACCTCTATATAGAGGGTATATTTCTACAAGCAGATTTAAAGAATAAAAATGGACGATTTTATCCTGGTAAGATTATGGAGAAAGAGGTCAAGCGTTATACTAAAGAATACATCGATAAGAAACGTGCATTTGGTGAATTAGGACATCCTGAAGGACCAACCATCAATCTGGAAAGGGTATCTCATATGATTACCTCTTTGAAGCAAGAAGGAAGTAATTATATGGGTAGAGCGAAAGTTTCTGATACTCCTCACGGAAATATTGTCAAAAGTCTTATCAAAGAGGGTGCCCAACTGGGTGTGTCCTCTCGTGGTATGGGTTCGCTTAAAGCGAACAAAAAAGGAATTCAGGAAGTGCAAGATGACTTTTATCTTGCTACTGCCGCGGATATTGTCGCAGATCCATCTGCACCCGATGCCTTTGTAAATGGTATTATGGAAGGCAGAGAGTGGGTATGGGCGAACGGCGCAATTCAAGAAGTTGAGATTGCAGAATATAAAAAAATCATAAAGAAAGCCCCAAAAGATCGATTAACATCTTTGGAAGCGACTATTTTTGAAGATTATGTAAGTAAGTTGTAGCAATTTTGCTACTGTTAAAGTAATTAGTTTTATAAATATAGATAATCAGAAATGATTAGACTAATTTTAATGATTAATCAAATTTAGATTAGGAGAACCCTGATGAAGTTAAAAACAGAAACTGGCGAATTGTTGGTTTGGGATGAGGAGAAGAAAGTCTATAAAGGCGAGTTGTCCGAGTCCGATACTTCTATTACTCATTCAGAGGCCGACGAACTTTTAGAAAAGGGGGACCTGGAAATGGTTGCTGATGAATCTGAAATTACTGAGGCCGATTCTCTCAATCCCGATGTTAAAGACGGTAAAGAATCACCGGAAAATAAAACCACGGCTTTAAAGAAGAAAAAAGTTAAAGTTGCTGGTTCAGGCGAAGTCGAAGTTGTCGAAGATGAAGATGAGGATGACGATGATGACGAAGCCGATGGGGATGAAGCGGATGAAGATGATGATGATGAAGTAGAAGAAACCAAATCTAAAGCCAAAAAAGAAGAATATGAAATCAAAGTTGATGTAGAGGACGATGTTAACGCATTGTTTGATGGTCAAGATTTGACGGATGATTTTAAAGCACGAACAAAACTCGTATTTGAAACTGCGGTTAAAGCAAAGGTTAAGGAGAACTTGAAATCTATCGAAGATAGAATGGAAGCTCAACTTGCCGAACAGACTGCCGATCAACTTGCCGATGTTACAGAGAAACTTGATGGTTATCTTGACTATATGGTTTCCGAGTATATAGAAGAGAATGCTCAGGCTATTGAACACGAGCAGAAAAACGAAATACTAGAAGGTTTTGTTAGTGGAATGCAAAAATTGTTTGCTGATAATTACATTGAAATTCCAGATGAACGATACAATGTAGTAGATGAGCAAGCTAAAGAGATTGAAACTCTCAAGGAAACACTTGATGCTGAAATGAATAAAAATATCGAAGCAAAGGGTAAGTTAGCGGATGCTTCCGCTGAAAAGATTTTCAGAGAAGTAACAGAGGAATTAACCGAAACACAAAAAGCAAAGATGCAAACTCTTGCTAATGGTGTGGAATTTGATGATGCTGAAACTTTTACTGAAAAATTAGAAACTTTGAAGAAAACTTATTTTCCTTCAGAGTCAGAGAAAGAAGAAGTAGTTGCAGAAGAGGGTACTAATGGATCTTCCGAAGTAATGACTGATGCAATGAAGAAGATTGTGGCTTCACTTTCCAATCAAAGAGAACCAAGCGTCTTAGGCGCCTAATTCACATTTATCAACTATAAACGAGAAAAACAAAATGTTTTTATCAGAAGAGATTAAAGATAAGTGGCAGCCAGTTATGGAGCACGAGGATCTCCCAAAGATCGAAGATGCTACCAAACGTGCAATTACACTTCGTCTTTTAGAAAATCAAGAAAAGGCTCTACAAGAAGCCAATGTCACAGGTGCTAACGTAGATAATTGGGATCCAATCCTGATTTCATTAGTACGCAGAACAATGCCTCAGTTGATGGCGTATGATACTATTGGAGTCCAGCCTATGTCCGGACCTACTGGTCTCATTTTCGCTATGAAATCACACTACACTGGCGAAGCTAGTACTGGTGATGAAGCGTTGACATTACCAGCTGGTCAACCTGATGTAGACTTTTCAGGTGACGAAGGAACAGCAAATCAACTTTCGACTGCCGATGGCGAAGCACTTGGTGGCTTTGTTGCTGGTGGCGGAGCATTCAAAGAAATGTCATTCTCAATCGAGAAGTCGAGCGTTACAGCCGCTACTCGTGCGTTGAAAGCAAAGTATTCTTTGGAACTTGCTCAAGACCTTAAAGCAATCCACGGATTGGATGCTGAGTCAGAATTAAGCAACATTTTGTCTGCTGAAATTCTTGCTGAAATCAATCGAGAAGTTATTGAATTGATTCTTTCTCAAGCAACTCCAGGAGCAACTGCTGGAACAGATGCCGCAGGTACTTTTGATGTCAGTCACGCAACTGACAACAGAGGCGCTAGATGGGGTGGAGAAAGATACAAGTCACTATTGATCCAAATCAATCGTGAAGCAAATCTTATTGCTAAAAATACCGGTCGTGGTCGTGGTAACTGGATACTATGTAGTCCAGATGTTGCATCCGCACTTGATATGGTTGCCGGATTAGCAGTTCCAAATATGGATGTTGGAGCAAATCAGCCTGATATCGTTAATAACGTGTTTGCAGGTACCCTGGGAGGAAAATATAAAGTATATATTGACCAGTTTGCCTCATCCGATAGCGTAACAGTTGGTTACAAAGGTTCAAATATGTATGATGCTGGACTTTTCTACTGTCCATACGTACCGCTTCAATTGATGAAATCAATTGGTGAGGAAGACTTCCAGCCTCGCTTAGGATTTAAGACTCGTTATGGTCTTACGCATAATCCTTTCGCAACTGGAACCGCGGCTCAAAACCCGTACTTCCGCAAGTTTGCTGTTGCAGGTCTGTAATAGTAAATTAAATAAGTAAACTGTTACCTAGCGGTAACTTATTCTAAGCCCCGTTATCTTAATAAGATGCGGGGCTTTTTATATTGATATGGGGTTGTATAAATAGTAATATGGCACAAGAAACTAGAATAACTCCAACTAAAATCAATTTAGCTAAGTCAACGAACTATAAGCTAAATATACACTCATTACCAGAAACACTATTTTGGTTAACTACGTGTAATATTCCTACTTATTCTGTGAATGAGGTCCCAATTCCTGACCCAGTTCACGGATATAGATATAAAGCCTCAAACACATCCACAGTTGCTCCAATGACCGTTACTTTCCTCGTAGATGAGGACTATGGCAATTATATGGAAATTTTGAATTTGATGTACAAATCGGCTGGTCCAATTATGGATGATCGATATAAAGAGGGCGAAGCTACTGGTGCTGACGGAAGTCTGCATATTCTCTCCAACAACAAAAATGTTTCGGATACTGTTTTCACATTCCACAATCTTTTTCCCACTATTCTAGGTGAACTTCAGATGACCAACGAATCGCCAGATCCATTGCTTACTGATTTAACATTACAATATGATTTTATGTCATATGAGAGTGGAACCCCACTTTAAAAACAAGTAAAAAATAATTAAAAAAATGCTTGACATTTGATGTGAAATAGTATATAATGTTTAGATGAAAATTGAAGAACTAGAAAATTCCGTAGAAAAAGACTTATACATAGACGAAACAATCCTCGCCAAAGAATCCCTTTTAACCCCAACTAAGCATAATAAGTATCTAAAGATGCTATTACGTGAACGGTTGAAGTTGAAGAAATTGCGGAATGAACTCTATAAGGTATCTTTGGGTAGAACTAACTATTATAATGGTTCAGATCCAGATCCCTTTGATTATGTTCTTAAAGATCGAGAGGTCAAAGACTATGTACGTGTAGATCCACTCGTGGTGGAAGCAGAAGCAAAGGTGACTCTACAAGAAGAGATGGTTAAATATCTTGAAGAAATTTGTAAAATGTTTGAAAGGCGTGGATTTGTAATAAAAAACGCCATAGACTTTCTAAAATTCACCCAGGGTGGATATTGACAGATATTATTATACACAAAAAAGATGATGTATATCTGAATATTGAATGTGAGGCCGGAATTGCCCACGATTTGTCAGATTTTTTCACGTTTCGGGTACCTGGTTATAAGTTTATGCCGGCGTATCGCAATCGAGCGTGGGATGGGAAAATAAGACTATTTAATGCGTTTGGTGGTGAACTTTATGTCGGATTATTACAGTATGTAATAGAATTCGCAGAACGTAAAAACTTAACAATACAATCTCTTCCGTGGGAATATACTACCACGATTGAAGAAACAAAAAAATATTTTAATGATTTAGATCCTTTTGTTAGTGGTAAAAGTATTACGCCATACGATTATCAGATAGATACTGTACATCACGGTATCAATTATAAAAGGGCTTTGATGATATCACCTACATCATCTGGTAAATCCTTGATGATATATGCGTTGATAAATTGGTTGCTTGAAAGAGTTATCTTAGGAAAACACGAATCTAAATTGCCTTGGAAACAACCCACACCAGGCGGAAAGATATTGATAATCGTGCCGACCACGTCGCTGGTTGAACAATTATATAAAGACTTTGAAGACTATAGTAATGGATCATCTTTCTGCTATGACTCTGTACTGACTCACAGGATATACGCTGGAAAAGACAAAGATACTGATTGTCCTGTTGTAATTACTACGTGGCAGTCTATATATAAATTAAAGAAAGATTGGTTCAATCAATTCGGTGCTGTAATAGGAGACGAAGCACATAATTTTAAAGCTAAATCTCTTACTTCCATTCTGACTAAAATGACGAAATGTGAGTATAAATTTGGTTTTACTGGAACACTAGACGGAACACAAACTCACAAGCTGGTACTGGAGGGCCTATTCGGTCCTGTTCATAATGTTACGACAAGCAAAGCATTAATGGATGCCGATCTGATTGCGAAATTACAAATTGAAGCAATTACCTTGGGATACACAGATGAAGAAAAGAAATTTGCGAAAGGAATGTTATATGCTGATGAGATTGATTGGATTGTAAAATGTGAGAAAAGAAACAAATTTATTTGCGATTTAGCATTAACAAGAGAGTCAAATACACTTATTCTCTTCCAGTACGTAGAAAAACACGGTAAGAAATTATTTAAATATTTAACAGAGAAAAATCCAGAGAGATCGATATTTTTTGTTTCTGGAGAAATTAAAACAGAAGTAAGAGAGGAGATACGTGCAATTACTGAAAAATCTAAAAATGCTATCATTGTTGCTAGTTATGGCACTTTTTCTACCGGTATTAATATTCGGAATCTGCATAATATTATTTTTGGTCATCCTGTCAAGTCTCGTATCAGGAATCTTCAGTCCGTTGGCCGTGTCCTTAGAAAGTATGATGATAAAGAACGGGCCACACTCTTCGATATAAGCGATGATTTGTGTTGGAAGAAACATAAGAATTATTCTCTCCGACACTTTTTTGAACGGGTAAAAATTTATAATAGCGAAAAATTCGACTATAAATTAAGAAGTATTAAGTTATGACTTTTAAGAAAGAAAAG